GAGGGCGTTGTGGCAATCCGCGAGGGCTTGACGGGCGCCCCGCTGTTCCGCTACGTCTCACCCGGCTATGTCGTGGCCCGAGCGCGACCTGACGACCCCGATGTGCCCATCGAGCTTCGTGAGCTCCGGCTTAAGTCGCACCCGGAAACGGGCGCCTTGCTGTGGGTCTGGGAGGTGTGGAACGCAGACCCGACCAGCCCATCGTTTCATGTGGAACATGCCGACGGCAAGGGCGGCGACATCTCGCACTTGTTCTTGAGTGTCGACGGGCAGCCATCGGGCGCGCTCACTGGCGATGCTTACCCGTATCGCTACAAAGACGGGCGCCCCGTCTTGCCGTACACCATCTACCATCACCAGCGCTCGCCGTTCTTGTTCAATGCCTGGCACAACGCAGAGCTCTTGGCCGCTACCTTGGCCGCGGCGTGCGGCTGGTCGTTGTTCTTCCATCTGGTTCAGGACTGTAGCTGGCCACAACGCTGGATGATCGGATGCTCGCCAGCGGGCATCGGTGCTGTGTCCGACAGTGACAACGCCCGCCGAGCGCAGATCGTTACTGATCCTGCTACGGTCCTGCATCTGCGGGCAGACGAAGACAGCGCAGGCGGTCAACCCATGGTGGGCCAGTGGTCGGCGGGTAGTGACCCTTCGATGATTGCCGACAGCTTGACCAAGTATGAAGCTCGGCTGGCTGGCTCATTCGGTATCTCGCCTTCGGACATCCAGCGCATGGGCGGAAGCGCCGCCCGATCGGGCTACGCGATATCCATCAGTCAGGCTGGCAAACGCTCATTTCAGCAGCGGCTGGAGCCGAACTTCAGGCGAGGCGACCTCGACCTGCTCTCGAAGACGGCTGCGATCCTCAACAGTCGCACCGGCTCGGCCTACCCCGAAGAAGGCCTTGGCATCAGCTACCAGCCAGTACCTCGAACCGAGCAGGAGCTCGAGGCCATCCGGAAGCATGTTCTTGAGTTGCTTGCCGCAGGCCTGATTGACCGAGTAGAAGCGATCATGCAGCTTCATCCGGCGCTCACCAGGACACAGGCCGAGGAGCGCGCCCGCAACATTCAGGCGATCAACATTACTACCGCCCCCCCCCGATAACGGAGCCGACACACCATGAGCGAAGACGAAAACAACGGACTGCAGCAGCGAATCAACAAGCTCGGGGCGGCCAAGTCTGCAGCGCTTGCCCGAGTGGCTGAACTTGAGGCAGCGGCGCAGGAATCTGCCGAGCGCCTGGCGGGGTATGACGCGCTCGCGTCTCGCGTGTCGAGCCTCGAAGGCGACCTTGCAAACGCCCGGCAGGCACGGCAAACGACCGAGGCGCTGGTCGGCGCTGGCGTTGTCGATGGTCGGGCGCGGCGTTTCTTAGCATACGAATACGGCCAGCTCGAAGGCGAGAAGCCCGAGTTCGCGGCATGGCTCGAGGGCCAGCGCTCCGACGAAGGGCTTGGCGCTGCGCTGTTCAGGACAGCTACAGCCACGACGCCAGCCGTGTCACCTGCCGCAGCACCAGCCGCAGCACCAGCGGCGCCCGAGCCAGTGCCTGTGAAGATTACGACCGAGGCCGGCTCACAGACACATTTGCCGTCGAATGGCTTGAGCCTGGCGCAGCTCACAGACCCGAATGTCTCGCTCGCTCAGGTCAATGCCGACTGGGCTGCTCGTCGCCGGTAGGCTTGCGGCAGGCTGCCCGATCGGGTAGCCTTGGGAATAACTCGCGGGCGGGTCGCACCCAGCAACAGCAGAAAGCCGCACTGACCAACAGAGGCTTTCTGCTATGACCGTTATTCTGCATTCTGGGCTCGAGGGTGATCTGCGGCTGGCTGCGACACTCGATCGCAACCTTCTTTCGCTGCTCACCGATTCCGCTTCCATTCGTACCGTGCCCGGCGCCCTCGTCGATTTCGGCTCGGTTAACGACACCGGCTCGGACACTAAGAGCGTTCGCTTCGCTGGCCTTGACGGTTACTCGGCGATGGCGACGGCGGCCGAGAATGACGATGTCTCTACGACTGCGCTCGTCGATGCGCATAGCGATATCGCAGTGGTCCGCGGCAGCCTGCGCCATGATATCAGCGACCTCGCCAGTTTGACGGGCTTCAGTGGCAGCGATGTCGACCCCGTTCGTCTCGCCGTCTCGATGGTCGGCTCATTTGAAAAATGGGTAATGGACCTGATCGCGACTGCCATCCAGTCGGCTGGTACCGACGTCGGAACCACGACCGTCGACGCTTCGGCAGATGACTACTTCGATGCACTGACGCAACTCGAGATTAACTCGGTGCCAGGCCCATTTACGGCGCTTTTTCATCCGCGACAATTTGCAGATTTGCAAAATTCTTGGAGGTCGGAATCGGGAATCATGGGCTTCATGCCTGCAACCGCTTCGGTGATCTCCATCAAAGGCCAAGGCTATGCGGGCTCGTATCTCGGCGTGGATATCTACCTGTCGAGCCGTGTCGCTTCCGCTGGCGGTAATCGCCACGGCGCCATGTGGGGCACGGGATTCTTGGGGATTGCCTACGGCGACCCCAAGCCGACCATGCTCTCGGGTGTCGTTCGGGCCGGTCCTTCGCCGCTTCTGATTGAGATTCAGCGCGATGCCTCTGCCGCGACCTCTGAGGTTATTGGCTCGGGTTACTGTGGCGTGTCCATAATTGAGGATGAAAGGGGCTGCGGCTTCGTCACAGACGCGTAAACCTCTCCCAGGTTGGCTTCCGAGGCGCATCGGTTCTGGTGTGTCTCGGGGCGCCTCGGGAGCCTTCCGTTCTATAGGACACACCAATGATTCTACCATCACCGGGTCTGGTCAGTCGCCAGCGCCCACATCGCTGGCCGACCTCGCCCTACTTCATGCTGTTCCACAATCCGGCATCGTGGGAGTTCACGGGTGGCGAGTGGCTGCCGAAGCTGACAAGGCTGCCGTTCGCGCCTGGCGTCAATGGCGTTCGACAGTCTCGGGCCGGCGCACCTGTCGATCCGAATCTGGCAATTGTTCAGATGCAGGCCCGAGGGTTCAAGGCCATCCCCGAAGATTTCGACGGCGGCTTTGTCACACAAGTGCCCGTCGCTGGTGGCGTTGCTCACCTGCTCAAGTTTGACACGCTCAAGCGGGTCGGCTCTGCCTCGATCCTCAAGCATGACGGCGATGGCTATGCAGCCTTTCGCCGCAAGATGCTCGCCGATGGCGTGGTCGACGCACCCGAGCCAGAGGTGCTTGAGCCGCTGATAGAGCGACAGCAAGCGCGAATCAATCGCCGAGCCAACGAGCTGCACCTGCCGCACGTCAAGCTCAAATCCAAGGCCGATGTCGAGGCGCTGAAGCAAATGAGGGCAGCCGCCAATGTCTGACAACCGCGCAGCCGTTGACCGGATCGCGCAGCGGTTCGTCCGCCAGTCGCAGTCCGACACACAGGCCGGCAGTCGGGATCGCCCAGTCACACACCAGCAGGCCCGCGAGCAAGCGCGCCGGCTGGTGATCAAGAACGAGAGAAAGAGGGGCAATTAGCCCCACATCATCGATAACCTTTGCCGGGATTTCCCGGTTGCTCGGCTCGCCTGAGCTGAGGGAGTAGATAAAAATGGCACGATCCGCACTGAGAATCCGTGACGCCGTCGGTTGGGCTTTTCGCAAAGTTACCATCTGGACAAGCGCAAACGCCGAAGACGTGGCCACGAGCCCGACCATTACATCGGGCGCAGGCGTACCCACTAGCACGCCTCCCGGTGGGTCTGTCTATCTGTGCACCAATGGTGCCGCCGCTACCACGCTCTACAGCTACGACACGACCACGAATAGCTGGACTGCTCGCGCATGAGCAGCACTGACACCGTCTACAGCGCCCGGTTTTTCTTGCCGGAGCTTATCGAGCAGTCTCGCGACAACTCGATCGAGTGCGCTGTCTACCGCGATGGGGCGCTCGCCGCGCCTTCATCCGGCACGGTGTCAGTCTACAATGCCAGCAACACAGCGATCGTCGATGGTGCAGCTGTCACCATCGCAGGCTCGAAGGCGACCTATACGGTGACCTCGGCGACAGTCGCCGATCAGGCACTCGAGGAGGGTTACCGGGTAGAGTTCGCGCTCACCATGCCCGACTCGGTCGTGCATACGTTTCGCAACGATGCCGCACTCGTGCGCGCCCGTCTCTACCCAGTCGTTACAGCGGCAGACCTCTACCGCAGGCATCCAGACCTCGACCCGAGTAATGCT